CTTGCCGAAGCTAACGTCGGGGATAGCTGGGATCAGGCAAAGTGACGGATAAAGTTGGCTCCACACCCGACAACCCGATCAAACTCAACCAATATCGAGTGACGATCTGGCCGAAGCATGGGGCCACTGAAAATATCTACATGGAAGCGCCGGATGTCTACACCGCGCAGATGTATACGCGGCGTGTTTACCCGGAGCACACTGTCCTCGCCATTAAAAACGTGATCGACTTATGAGTCGGACAGGCAGGCAAATTGTCCTGGAGTGGCTGAATAAAGAGATTCGGATGGCGCGGACCGCTGATTTACAACGGGCCGCCGCTTTTTTGGAGTGGGCGAGAGGTATCCGAAAGGGCTGCTCCAAGCAGAGGGGTGGGGCTCGGGTGGCCCAGTCCAATGCTTGGAGAAAGCGCGTGGACAGCGATGTGCGCTGGTAGGACTACTGCGACACAGTATGCTACTGTGTAGCAGAGTAGATCGTTGGCCATGCCTCTCAGACACGGATCGAAGATTTATTGCCAGTTACTTCTGGATGCCAATCGGTACAAATTGGCTGAGACCCTCGCCGATAAGCAGGGAAAGAAGGTGACGGCTCTTCTGCGGGAATATGTATATGGTGCACTTCAACAGGAGATGCCGGAAATTTACAAAATTGCTGAAGAGGCCGACGTTGAGAAATGGAATGAATCTGTTCGGCGACGGGTCGAAGGACGAATGCGTTCCAAGCAAGAGAAGAAGCCGCAAGAGTGAAGAGAATCACGAGACTTAGTAATAAGGCGACTGGGACCTAGAAATTCAAAGTAAAATCTCTAGGCTCCTACAGTAGTCCACCGTGACCCGCTACGCAGTCAAAGTCAGCGACCGTTGGGTCATGGCGGTCTTTGGACCAGGCAAAGGGCTCCAGCTCACCTCGATTGAGGAGGATGCCTCCAGCTGGCCTACTTACGAGCGGGCATTGCGGGCTGCACACAGCATCCAGCAGTGCACCAGCAATCCGATCTCAATTTGTAGCGTTACTGAACCGACCTACCGATGATGAAAAACGGTGTTCTGCAGTGGCAGGAAGATTTCGAGCGTTCGCAACGCCTTGGTGAGGGTCGTTCGCGTACCAGTGCAGAGCGGTCGGAGCTGTACGAGTTGCAGATCTGGCTCGCTGGTCAAGGTGCCATGCGGGATCTGATTCGGGCAGAGTCGCTCCAGCAGGCAATCTTGTTTGCCGAAAATCGTTATCCCGGTTGCCGGGTAGACGTTCCGCCAACAACGGCGAAGAAACCTAAGCTGGCTCGTTCCCGGACTAGCCCCAGCGTGGCGGCGAAGAACCGGAAAAAATCTGCCGACAAGAAATGACGCCTCCTCCCAAGGTCAACTTCACCAAGGCCGCCGCTGACATGGCGCGGGCGGACTACCTCGATGCGCTGTTCCTCAAGGATGGCCGCGACAATCCCAATCATCCGCTTCACGGTACATACACCGGGCTGTACCAGAAGTACACCCTGCAAAAACTAGGCTGAATCTCGATCCAGCCCGTACATGTCGGCCAGGTTGTCAGCGGCTTCGCTGATAGCCCAGGTCGACTTTGTTTTTTCGATCTCGCACAGCGCATTCAGCGCCAGTGCTGCTTCGAGAAGGCCGGTGTAGTCACCCGCCTCATATCGCGCTCGCAGCCATTTGTCGTTGGCGGCTTGGCGGAATTGAGATTGGAGCGACTGTTGCAGCGGCCTCACATCTACTTCTCCTTCTTCGCCGGGAAGGCCGCTTGGAGAACTCGGAGAACCAGCTGGACCCAACTGTTGTCCTTGATGGGGAGCATCCCGATGATCTCAGATCCAGCGGCGAGTGCGATTGCAATGGCTGCTGCGGTGGTCGGATCCATGCAGTAGTGAAATCTTGTGTAAGGCTAAAGCTTCTACAGACAATTTTCCAGTGCGTAATAGTTTCTACCGCTACCGTCCAAGTAGCCACAGCTGGGTATGGATCATCACATCTTCGGTGGTGAATACTTAAGCAAAAAGCAGGCCAAGAAAAAATTTCGTCAAGACATTCTCAACAGCTGGGGTCACCAGTGCGCCTATTGCGGGAATGAACTAGGGCGATCCGCAACTCTCGACCACGTGCACCCCAAGATGCGCGGTGGTCACACGTGCCAGAACAACTTGGTTGCCTGTTGCTTTGCCTGCAACATCTCCAAGTCGGCTCATGACTGGATTGACTGGTATCGCAACCAGAAGTTCTGGAGCCGGGATCGCGAGATCGCAATCGCCTACTGGATTACTGAGGACTTAGCGGTCTAGGGCTTCCAGCCCATTCCCTCTAAATACATGCGGGCGATGTACTCGTCTTCCGCATACCGGCAAATGCTGTCCTTACAGGCGCGGTAGTAAATCTCGCCCCTGTCGTTCTCGATCTGCTCCAGCATGAAGCCGTCGCCCATGTCGTCGCTGTGAACAACAGTCATTCGGTGTAAAAAATCCGGGAGGGTTTGTCGTCTACTAGGAGGGCCCAACCAGTGCCAGGACCCTCGACTTCCCAACGGGGCAGCCATTGCTTCCGAGGGTAGTAGGTGTCCTCACCTTCATAGTGGTTTTCATGGCCACCCCGCACCAAGTCCGGTTTGCCGCGTGGGTCTTTTGCAATAAACATTGTCTTCGTGTAGCCGATAATTACGCTCCAGTGCCCAGGGCCGGTTGGAGGCATACCCGCAGCCATGTCTCCGCGATGGAGCCATCCCACTGCAACAGCGCGACCGGCGTCGATTTCTGCTTCGATCAATTCCGGTGTGGCATTCTGCACGAACTCCGCATGTAGCCCCAGCTCATCTAGTGCTTTGAGGTGGGCCGCAACCTCGGTGGTGTCGCCGTACTTGCGGCGGATGGTGTCGTATTCCTCTGCGGTGTCTACACGCATGAAGTCGGCAGCCAGCATCGCAATCGCTGCCGTAAAACATTTGCGGTGCCCGTTCTTCAGATCCAGCTGGTGGAAATACGGGATTGGCACCCACAAAACTTTGCCGCCTGCTCGCCAGATCTCAAACCAGGCAGCTTCGCGATCTTTTAGGTCAGGTGGTAGATCCTCTTGGAGTTGTTGGATTGCGGCGAGCTGGTGGGGAGCGCCTGTGTAGTGATTGAAAAAGTCTTGGAGTTTGAAGGCCATAGCCAAGGTCAGAGCAAAGAGCATGAGCTGATGGCGATCAGAGTCTAGTGTGCTTCTTTAGTACCTTCCAGTCGTGCAACTGCTGCCTCCAAGTCGCGCAGACGACTGAATACTTCGGTGTCTCGGCTTTTCATATCTGTGTGCATCATGTTCAGCCGTGTGGCGACGTTTTCCACTGCTGCAGTTAGACGCACCACTGCATCTCTGCTCTCGTATGCACGTCGGCTGTAATTGCCAAATCCGACTGCCGCTACCGTTATCGAGGCGCCAGTCACGGCTGCCAAAATCTCAATCATTGGCCGCACCAGTACAGGAGCATCATGGCAGCTGACGAAGAAAAATCAGCCGACAGTGGGAACCACACACCGCTAGGTGACTTCGTTCGATTAGCGGTTTTGAGTTGGTCCATCGCAATGCTGTCCCTCAACTATTTGGGCTACGTAAAAGCAATGGATCCAACGTTTCCAGCCTCCCTTCTCACTGGCACGATGGCTTCCTTCGGTGTTTCCGTAGGTAAGGCAAATAACGGCCAGAAAAAGAAGGAAGAGCCTAGCCTTGAGCAAAGCCACAAAGCCAAACCATGAAAGCAGCCTTGATTCTGGCAGCTCTGGTGCTAGCTGCTGCTCCAGCTAAAGCCGACTTGACCCACAGAATTCAATCCAGTGTTTCGTTGACGGTTGATGCATCTGCCAGCGCTGCAACTCGCATTGGCTCCAGCTATTCCGTGACTGGTAACAACGTCACGCTGGATACAGCCGGGGGATTGGGGTCGCTTACTGCTGGTAGCGCAGTTGGTTATACCCCAGCTGCTTACAGCGTCACTACGGCGGGGGATGCGTTTTCCTTCACCGAAGCTTTTACCGAAGGTGACGCCACCCCCTCCGCTACCGCCGTTACCTCCGGTGTTGTGGGATCTCTTCCAATGCTGGGCAATACGACTACCACAGGAGGAGGTGTGGCAGGTTTGCTTGATGGTTCCATCGCCAGTGATCACGTCATCAGCCTGACTGCTGGTGGGGCTGGTACCAGTGCAGTTGGTCAGATGGTTACCGAGATCAAAATCGACTGATGCGTTGGGTAGCCGTTTTCTTGTTGATGGCGGGGCCGGCAGTAGCTGTGCCAGTTGTGCCCAATTTCCGCACTGGCACAATGACCAGTCGGACTGAAAGCACCACGCAGGTCAACGAGCAGATTCGTAGCGTCAACTTCGGGACCGGCTACACCTACAGCGCATCAGGCACCAACGTCCAGCACTCCGGTTCCAGCTTGGTGCCGGATGCTGGCACTACTCAAACCCAGACTGTTGATGGGGTTACGTCCAGTTGGACGGGCCTTGAACTCCAAAACAAACCCACATGGTCAATCGTCAATCCCGGTGGTTCGTTCCAGTTCGTCGAGAGTTATACCGGGCCGGGACTGGAAGCCGTAACCGAGATCACGCGAACCACCGTCGTCGAAAGCGTTACGGATACTGTCTCGGTATTTGGGCCTTAGTCCACCTGCCTAGTCCACTGTTCGCACAGGCGAATGCAACGGCCAACCCAGTGGCGAACAGCACGGGCTCCGTTACAAACCAAGCTATACAGATGCTGACGGGCCCGTACCCGACTAATGCGTATGGCCCTGGTATCTCGTGCCAAGGTCCCACGCTCAACATCTCGCCGTTCGTAACCACGAGCAAGTCGTACGCTCTGCCGTATAGCTCGACAGTCCGCACTCCTTATTACGATCCCACCGATGAGGATGAAAACGGGGTGCCGGATAATCCAGGAAATATCCTCTATTACCAAGAGGTCCCGAGCGGTCAGAAAAATAACCACGCGCTGAACTTCGGCATCAGCGCCACCGTATCAATTCCGTTGGATGGTGGTCTGCAAGAAAGATGTAAAGCGTCTGCTGATACCCACACAGCGCTCCAGCGCCAGCTGCTGGCAAACAAACGGCTGGATTTTGAGCTTTCTCGCCTGCGGCACTGTGGTGAACTGGCCCAAAAGGGAATCAGTTTTCACCCCAAATCGCAGTTTTATTCCGTTTGCTCCGACGTCGTGCTAGTGGCAAAACCTGGGCAGGTGTTGCCCCATCACCACAAGGTCATGGTTTCAGCGCCCGACGTAAAGCACGTAAAGCCCGATTCCGGTCCCGCTGAGCCAGCCGCCTCTCCCACACAGACTCCACCTCCAAAGGTCGTCCCCTTATCTGTGAAACCTTTTTCACCGTCTTCTTAACTGTCGGCTTGATCAGCTTGAGGATTAGGTCCGCCAGTGGTTTGGCCACCAGGGCAGAAGTTGCAGCCACCAGGGCAATCGTTGTCGTTGTGACCACAGCCTCCACAGGCGGAAGTCCGTCAAGCGCCTTTTCCAGAAGCGGCTTGGGGAGTACGGTCTCCTCTGTTTTCTCAGGTGTCGACGCATTTGGTTGAGGTAGTCGCGGGATTGAAGGTAATTCAGGGGCTTCGGGTTTCTTGTTCTCGGAATCATGGCGTGGCGGTGGTTCTCTTATTACTTGAAACTCATTGGGCGTGAAGTCCATCGGGTTGAACGATGGCACTTGCCCGTGCGGACAGAATGCTCCAACCCGGCCTGGGTCGTCCTGCAGAAGGCTGGGGTTGAGCTTGGCGTCCGGGTGCACAGGGACGCAGCCCGGCATCTCAATAATTGGTGGCCCCAGTTCCAGCGTGACGGCTGGTGCTGTGGGCGGTGTACTTATGGGTATCTCCCGGATCTGTGGGATGCGGATCTCTGGGATCTCCGGCATCAGAAGGGCAAAGCTGGACCAGTCACGTCAGGCATCTTCGGCATGGCGCCTTTGATTTTGCCCTCCAGCTCGGCCTCAATGTGTTCGGTGACTTTGCCGCCGATTCGCTCCATGCTGTCGTCCATGAACTTGTCGAACTGCAGGTAGCTGATCACCAGCGCTGCGGTCATGGAGCCGCTCAGCAAAAAGCTGGTGATGGCCATCAAATCAATGATCTTTCGCATTGAGGATTGCCTTTTCGTTGGCGTATGGCTCGACTGTAAGGAACTCGAAGGCATCCTGCACATAGGGCACCAGCCAGTCGGGGGGCCAGCAATACTCCCAGTTGTCCGGGTTGGTTAGACATGGAAAAACAACTACCCGCCAAAAAGCTGACAGGTAGTTGCGCGTGACGATGAGTTGATCGAAGGCCCGCCGAAACGGGCCGTGCTTTCGATCAGAACTTGTACTTGGCGCCGACTTTGGTGCCATATGCGTTGGCAGCGTCGCCGGTGAGAAACGCAAACTCGCCGTAGAAGCTCAGTTTTTCGGTAGCAGCAATGCCGCCGCCGATCTTGCCGCCCAGCTCCACTTCAGCTTCGCCGCCGTTGGGGGACAGCAGGGTGGGGCCGCCTTGCAGGTAGTAGCTCAGTGCACCATTCGAACCCTCATAGCCGAGGTGCAGATCGGTGGAAGAACCGCCAAAGGTGCTGCCGGCCCAGCCAGCATTGTTTTCCAGGTTTGCGTAGGGGCCGGCAACAGCAGGCGCAGCCAGGGCCACAGAAGCGATGACGGCGGAAGCAGTCTTAAGCATTGAGGAGTTGTAACACAACATCCCCGAAAGTTTACTGACGTTGTCTACGTGGCCGGTTTATCAACTGGATCCTCAAACGGATCCCTTCCGCCGCGGCAGATAGCAACAGCTCGACGATAAAAGAAGGAGTCCGTCTTACCCGCTTCCTCCAGCGCTCGTTTGATCTTGTGCCAGTTGTCGCGGGTGTGACGATCCATCTGCCGTGTCTAGGTAAGAAATGGCATACGCGACAGGCTGCAATGCAGTAAGAATCCGCCCCAATGTGACGTAATCGTCGGCATAAAGCGGATTGTCTGCCATGTTGCGCTGGTATTGGCGCACAGCGGTGAAAATTAATTTCAGCTCGTGATGGCTGAAATTAAGCACGACCCTGACCCCGATACTTCTTCCTACCGTGGCTGGGTTTTGAGTGTTGTCCCGCACCTTGACGGGTTTTCTTCGGTTTTCCAGGACGATGATCTATTCGCCCCAGTGCAGTTTTTGACTTGACGGCCATTAGTTCTGCTCAGGCCAAGGGGTGATGAACGGTTCGGTGTTAGTCACCATCGAATCGCTCGCCTCGTCATAAACCTGGGCGGGATTGGTCAGCAGTGCGACCAATTCTTCGGTGGTGGTGCAAGCGTTGATTTCACCTTCGCGAGTGCCGCTAGTGGTGCGAACAGATTCGCGGTAAGCCAACACATCAGCTGGGATGGCAGCGTCGGTTTCAGCCTTGCGGGTGACGTACCAGT